ATATTCAAAATAATGGAACGAATAATTGTCAATATACACTAAAAACGAATGGATTAATTTGTGGAAGAACCAATTGTAAATATCATAAAAAGAAAGAATCTCCTGTAATACCAAATAATAATAATTTATGTACGTCAATTTTAAAAAGTGGTCCCAAAAAAGGACAAGAATGTGGTAGAAGTAATTGTAAGTATCATCATATTAATCTATAAAATCATACTATTCGAATACAACTTTTATAAAAATTGAAAAATAAATTTATTACGACGTACTTTATGAATGTATGGATCATACAGATAAATTTCAATATAAAAATACTTTCACTTCTAACTTCAATACCTTATCTAAAAAGTTTACAGGACAAGATATCATCCATTCAGTACAATATCTTTCTGATGAAGATGTAAATATTGATTCTGATGGTGCAGATTCTAATTGGGTACAATGTTTTCTTTTCATCGTGAAAGAGGATACCGATTATGTCTTCCATTTGTTTGAACAACAATTTCACAATTCTTCTTTCCCTTACTTCTCGAATCTTGATGATTATTACGAAAGTTCTTACAAACTATCATCTACTATGAGTAAAATCAAGACTTATGTAGATAATATGAATGCTTTTACTACTAGTGAAGTCCATAATTTTGTATGGAAATTAAATGATTTCATCTTTAATATCAATACTGACAACAAAAAGTTTAACGCTAAATTGAAGGTTCTTAAGTCTCGCTTTTACAAACTTGAAAGACTTAACAATAAGCGCCTAGATAATGAACGTAAGAAGAGAGAGCGTGAACACATAAAGTTCATTAAGTCCAAAGAGTACAAAGAGTATTTGGAGATGAAGGAATGTGACGAGAAAGAGGAACAGCATCAGAAAAATGAAGAGGAACGTTTAAAACTTCTAATTAGCATGTATGGTGAAGAGAATGGACGTCTGTTTCATGCTAGACTTTAATTTATAAAAAAACATTGTTTACTTTGTTTAATCTATGAACCCACAATCATCTTCATTAATTTTCTTTTTTATTAAATACTGATTCTATTTTAGAATATTTTTTATCGTCTTCAATATCAGATTCTTGTTTATTCTTTTTAGTTACTTTTTTTATTGCGTTAATTTTCTTAGGAATAGTATCTTCTTTCTTAGAAATATCTTGTTTCTTAGGAGTAGTCTTTTTGTTTGTTTTAGTTACTGTTGGTTCATCATCAATAAAGTCACATTCATTATTGGAATTATCAGAATCAACAAAATCACAAGCAACAGATTTTTTTAAGTTTTTAGCAACAACTTGTTTTTTAACAGTTGGTGGTAAAGTATTTTGAGTTTCTAAAAATAATACATTGTTTTTAATTATATCAGAATTGATATTAAAATTAGTTTCCGTTTTAATATATTTTTTCCTTCTTTCTACAATTTCTTTTAATTCATCTAATTTTTCCAAGTTTTCACGATAGTAAGCAACACGTTCCCAAGTCTGTTTCATAATTGGTAAAATTTTATCAAATAATTTTCTATCACGTTGAATAGGTTGATTATGCGATTGGTCTAATTTCCAATAAATTACTTTGTGGAAATAATGTGTTTTAATCAAGTCAGGATTTTCAACTTGAAGATTATGTAGTGTCTTTATAAACCATTCATCATATTGTTTTTCTGTCATATCTAATCTTGGAGGATAGATAAATTTACTTTTCCAAACCTTTTCATCACCTTCAAATTGCGGAGACCATTCAAAAGGGTAAAATTGGATTAACATACCTTTTTTAATTTTACTATCTATTTGAACTTTTTTACCATTAACTCCTTCAGTATGAACAGTATTTTGACATTTATCATAAAGATATTCTTCTCTAGTTTTATATTCAATTAATTTACATTGCCAAAAATCACATATTTCTAAATCACAACATTCTAATTGTTGTTGAACTTGTAAATAATAATAATATGGACAAATATGTCCAGGAATATCTCCACTTACCTCAATAGTTCTGCCATTTGGTGCTACACATTTAATTTCTAACATGGTTCCTAACTTTTCGCTAAATTTATTATCTAATGTTTTAGAAGAACAAATACCATCTGGTGATGCTCCCAAAAATTCATGTTTATCAGAAGGTAAAGCACCAAATTCAAATACTTGAGTATTAAAAATATGTTCATAAATTTTAGTAGCAATTAATTCATATTTTTTACCATGATAGACATTATGATTATCAAAGAATGGATGGTTAGGGTCACATTTTTTTAAAATGAATGATTCAACTGGTTCATAAGGATTCTCATCAATAGCAGCTGCTGTATCTGAAGCAGTAATACGATTATGACGATATTCGTACCATTCTTTCGTTCTTTGTTCTGGTTGTGGAAGTGCTTTTAATTTTTGAAAATGTTCTTCTAATTTTTTATATTTTTCGGGTACTTCTATTTCAGTATAGAATGAAGAAAATTCAGGGAAACAATTTTTACCTTGATCAAAAATTACTTCTTTTTCATAGGAATATTTTGCTTTGTATTTTTTACCTAAAATGTCATGAACCAAATCATATGAAATTTCAGGAAAATATTCTTTACCTTCGCGTATAATTTTTTGAATAGTTTCGTTATAATTCTCTTGAGAGATTTTTTCTAATTTATTAATAACTATGAATTTATCTACAAATTTCATAATTTTATTTATTTTACCAAATGACATATTATTTTAGTAATTATATATAATACATAAATAATCTTTTTAACAATTTTTTCATTCTTAATGTTCACATAAATTTAAGTCTCTTTGATTAAATGTTTGTTTATAAAATTTTCTTTCTTCCATTAGTTTTAATCTATGTTGATGAGCTTTATCAATTTTATATTTTTGTTGTTTTATATCTTTCGTTGACGTTATTCTGACATCTGGATTAATTAACCAAAATACTAATAATGTTCTTGATTCTTCTTCAGTTTTCATATCCGTTTTCATTTCAGTTTTCATATCAGTTTTCATGTCAATTTTATGAACATATAAATTTGGAAATACTATAATATCTCCTTGTTTAATACTAATTTTACCCACTGGTAAAAGTTCTTTTGTAACCAAATTGCCAAATTTAGGAAAAGTACGATGTATATCTTGAGGAAATGCGTATAACAATTTTTCTCCTTCTTCTTGATTATAAACTCTCTTGAAATATAAATTTGCATCAAATTTATCTGTTTGTTCAATAGTACAAGTAGCAGTTGCAATAATATTTTCATGAGACATTCCTTCTACATGCCAAGCACCAAGAATACTTTCTTTATTTTTAAGTGAAATTTTAACTATTTTCGTAATAACTTGAATTGTTTTTCCCCGAAGACTTGTAGTAATTATATTTTTAACTTTTTTTTCGTAAAAATTATCATCATCCTCGTATAATTTAAAATTATTTATTTTTTGTAAGCATTCTTCAAAATATGGAATAACATTTTGAAGAAGATTATTTATACTAGAATATAATTCTTTTTCTTTTTTAGGAATATTATTAATGTAACTTAAAAATTTACATTTCCCTGTTTCATTTACTTCAACATCACTAGGTAACCATTGATATTTTGAATTTTCATATGGTCTTCCCCAAAAATCAAATTTATTTTGAATAGTATCTTCTTTATCTTTAACAAATGGATAAATTGAAGGATGTACAATAACTCTAACTTTATTTTCAGAACCTGGATGATAATCTACTGGAAGTTTATCTTTAAATTCATTTATTTTATGTAAAATTTCAATTCTAAGTTCATTCTCAATTTTCTTTATCATAACACCACTATTTTCAAATGTATCAATTGTTGTATTCTGAAATTCTTTCATTTGTGTAAAGATTGTATCATAATGTTCTTTATCAATTTCATTTGTTTTTTTATCAATTTTAGATTCATTTTCTTCATCACCTTCATCATCTTCATCATAAATTTTATTTCTATAATCGTTAAGTTTTTTCGCGTAATTTATAAGATAATCTATATAAGACATTAATACTAGAATATTTCTATTATTAATGTTTTTTTCATTTTTTTTAAATAATATATTTACCACCTTTAAATTGTAAAGATGGAATACTAATAATTTTTGATTTTACTGGGTCATATAATACAGAATCTTTCTTTGTTAATATTTTATTTTTAATTAAATTTACTAATTTTTCTCTTATATCTGATTTTTCAGTTTCATCTTTAATTAATAAACTATTTGTAAATTCTTTAATTTTAATAATTTTATGGATAGCGGTTAATTTAGTCCAAGGTTTTTGATACAGATAATCATCAGAAAATTGATTCGTAGCAGATGTCGGTGAATCAGTATTTGTTGATAAATTACCTAAACTAGTTTTACTAATATTTCTTAAAATTGGTTTTGATATCTTTGTTTCAAATTCTTTTATTTTATTTAATTTTTCTATAAGAATTTCATTTGTAATATTATTTTTCTCACAAGCTTTAATTAAATTGGTTAAATATGTAAAATCTAAATTTTCTTGAATTTTTTGAATATCTAAATTTATATCCATTTATATAATAAGATAACACTCTTTTAAATATATATCAAAATACGAAATAAAAAAATTGATTAAAATAATAATTATTAATACTTAATAAGTATTATGTCTAATAATATTGATTTTGATCATTTATTTGCTTTAAGAATTCTTCTCCAAGATGATTTTGATAATGAAAATGACATTATTAACGAATTATCTTATGAATTATTGAATATTAACATTCCAGTGGAACAAATACCAACTATATTAAAAGATTTTTATGAAAAGTATGGAATTTATATTTCTGAGGAAACTATTAAAAATGCCCTTAGAACTACTGAAAATCATTCAATTGATGAAGTTTTTAATATATTAACTACTATGGTTACTAATTCAAGTCAAGCTACTAATTCTAATCCAGCTACTAATTCTAATCCAGTTACTAATTCTAATCCAGTTACTAATTCTAATCCAGTTACTAATTCTAATCCAGTTACTAATTCTAATCCAACTACTAATTCTAATCCAGAAACAAATGAAGAAAATATGGAAGAATCTAGTAATGAAGATGGAACTAATTCTCCTATGCCACCTCTGGAAAATATATTTACTAATTTTAATATAAACCAACCATTTCAAAATATGAATACTCTTTTATCTGCTCTTCAAAACTCTGGGATTCAAATTCATTTCCAAACTTTACCGATTGGATTAAATTCTTTTGAAGATGTTAAAACAACTTTACATGAAGAAGATATATTAAAAATAAAAAAATTTAAATCAGATAAAACATTAGAAGAAAAATGTTCTGTCTGTATGACAAATATAGAAATAGAACAAGAAGTATCTGAATTACCTTGTACACACGAATTTCATTCCGAATGTATTGAACCGTGGTTAAAAGAATATAATTATAAATGTCCTATTTGTAGGCAAGAAGTTGGAAAACCTAAGCATAATGTTTAATAATTTTTATATCATCAAATTAGAAAGAAATAATGTTAAAGTACCTAATATTATAATCATTAAAGCAAATGTAAATTGTCTTTGAGGACTACTCATAATAAATGGTATTGGATTTTCTTTATTTGCTAGCATTTCTAAAACATCAAAAAATAAGTTTTTCATATTAATACCTAAATCATCTGTTAAATCTTTGGGACGGAATACTTCTTTTTCGGGTTCGTCTACTTTAAATTCTGGAATGATTTGTCTTCTTCGTTTGTTTTCTGCTTCAGCACGTATGTTTTCAGCTAACATATTATCAGCACTAACAAAGTCCATATTAAAATTATCTTTTTTTAATCCAACATCTTTATCTGGTGTCTTTAATCTTTTTATTTGTGACATAATATACTAAGATTAGATTATAAATTAATTTAAATTAAAAATCTTATCTTTTAGGGTTTAATAATCATAAAAATTGATAATTATATTTAAAAATAAATTATCATTAATTATAATGCTTTATATGACTTGCCCCACTTGTGGTTATTTCATTGGACAGAAAACAGAGGAATATGAACAAAAAAAGAAAGAAATTTGTTCTAATCCTAAATTGTCCAAAAAAGACCAAGAAAAACAAATATCAGAATTATTACAATCATTAAAATTAAGAAGATATTGCTGTCGTATGAGAATGATGACCTATGCTGATTTAGTAAATGACATTTTACCAGTAAAAGATACAAATTTTTAATAATCTATCACATTACCAACACCTTTCGTAGTTCCATCTCTAAAAAAGAACACCATATTCTTTTCTATAAATTCAGGATGATATTTAAATTCAAATTCCGCTTCACAAGTATCACCATTCCTTAAAATTTGATTTAATAAACTAAGACTAGCACTTTGTCGTATAGGACCACAATGTACAACCGGAGAATAACCCGATTTAATAGTAGTAGAATGATGAAGAATATTTATTTTTGCTTTGAATTTTTTAGTAACAAAATTTTTAAATTTATCACAATCATCTATTAAAACCATACCTTTTCGAATTTGATGTTTATCTAAAGTATCCTTATTATTTGTTAATTTAATAGCTAATGTAGATAAAAAATTGGAAGCCGCAGAATCTACATTTTCACTAATACTATTATGAATACTTCTAACAACTACTTCCTTAAAATCATTACCAGCAAAAGGTCCTAAATATAATTTTTGTTTTATATGAATTGGATTACCTTTATTCGTTCCAGAAACAACTAAACCAATACCTGGAACAAGAAACGTAGCATCAATATAAAAAATCGAACCTTGAATTTGTTCCCATTTATTTCTTCTTGGTAAATGATATAACATTTGATGTAAATTATTAATATTTGTTCCTGTTTTATTCGATATTGAAATAATAGGAATTACATCATTATTTCCTAACATATGTTTAATATAATCTTCTGTTTCTTTATCGTTATGAATAAAATAAAGAATTTTTTTAAAAGAGTTTTTTCCTAATAATTTTTTAAGTTGATTACATAAATTTTGATAGACTTCTTTAGGAGCCATATCAACTTTTGTAATAGTAATTATGAAAGGAATATGTAAATATAATAGAATACCAATATGTTCTCTAGTTAATTTCGTAATTCCTGTATTC